CCCATCATTTTTTTCTTTTTTACTTTAGATTTTTTGTTTCCAGCCATTGTTCTTTCCTCCTTTGGATTAGCTGTTCATAGTCTTCAGTTTTATAATTTTTATAATAACCTTTCTTTTTGATACTATCAGATGCTTTGATTAAGACTTCAAGTCTTTGTACAAATATTTGATAATAATCTTCTTCTAGTAAAGGTTCAAAATGATCTTGGCAAACAGCATGATGTATTTCTGTTTCAGGGTGTGAACCCATGACCCATATATCATTTTGTATTGCTTCTTCATTTATAACACTGATTCTATGTTCTAGTTCTTCTGCTGTAATCTCATCTATGTCTGTGCCACAGTAAACTACAACATCATAACTATCGTTAAAATTTTGTATTATTTTTAATAAATCGTACCAATAACCACCTTCGCCATGTATGACTTGCACTCTGTTCTTATCCCAAGAATTTTTAGCATAAGGACATGCAGGTAAGTTATTGAACTTTTTATTAGGGGTTTCTAACACTTCACTGCTCCACTGACGGATTTCATCTATCAATAGAGCTTGGTCAAGCATTATTTTTTCTTTTTAGGTCTTCCGACTTTTTTCTTCTTAGCAGGTGCTTTACCTGCTACATATGCTTCATTTACATCTGGAGTTGATGGATCATCAGCTATGTAATGACCTTTAGAATCTCTAGCCCTTTTATCTGAGCCAGATAATTCAGCATGCTTTCTTTGAGCATCAACTAAATCAATGTCTGGTCCAAATACTGGGAACCAAATATCATCATCACCTTTTTGTAAAACAAAATATTCAGGTGGGAAGTTACCATTTTGTGAAATAATATATTCCATAATTTCTCCTGTTAATCAGAATAGACTTTAACTAATTCTAAAACTATAGAATAAGTATCACCTGAACTATGTCCTTTCGTAGTAAAAAGAATATCTCCTGTCTTACCACTACCTGCATTGTTAGGAATACCACCTATATTTCTAAAATCTAAATGTCCATTACTACTTTCTGCTAACTCCATAAGTAAAACATTAGAAGTAGCATCGAAAAACATTTGTACACTCATGCCAACAATAGCATGACTTATTCTCATAACTCTGACTTCTGAGCAAGAAACTCCACTTGAGTTAGCAGCTAAAGCAGAAACATCTACTTTAGCCACTGCGGATTCGCCTGTGCCATCGCTGACATTAGTAAATTTGATTACAGCATTTCTTTCGCCATCTTCAATTATTTGTGTTGTTACTGTATCAGCCATTTTCTACTCCTATGCGTCACTAAATGCTGGAACATCTGCACCTTCTTGGCTACCCCAAATATACCAGTTAGTTGAATCTTTCGCTAAGATATTGATTTCAAATAAACCAAAATCAGTTAAAGTTAATATAGAGTTAGAATCACCATCAGAATATACTGAAACATTGTCTGCATTTGAATCTAAATGCACGATACCACCAATATAAAAATTAGTATTAGAACCTGTGCTAATAATTAGATTTTCTGTTTCCTCTGCTGCACCACCATAAATAAGTTTGAAATAAACTCCTGCGGAAGGTGAAGGTAAAGTTAATGTTAAATTAGCTGATAACGCAGGTACAACTACTACTCTACCACCATGGGTAGCTGCAGTTAATGATATAGCCGTAGTATCAGCCAAAGCTACAGGTGCTACTTGTACACCAGAACCATCTAAGGTAAATGATTCAGTTATTGCTCCTGTACTTGAATTTTTAGAAATGACTTTGAAGCCATTCTCAGACCTTACTGGTCCGTTAAAAGATGTGTTTGCCATGTTTCCTCCTATCGGAAATAATCTATCATCTTGGCTTGTCTGCTAGGTCAGTTGATAGATAAATTAAATTACCCTAGATAAAAAAGTAGGGGAGCAAAAGCTCCCCTATAAGTTTTAACTTGATCCTGGTGAACCAAAGATACCTAGTGGATCAGATACCCCAAAGGAATATCTTTCTCTAGCTTTGTATCTAACATTACCAGTGTCAAAGTCTCCATCCATGCTTGTTACCATAGGTGCTCTAACAAAGTGTTTCATACCATCAGGAACATCAGTGATCAAGAAGAAAGCATTTGTATCAGTTAAATAATGATTAACTGAATAGCCTTCTGGAATCACACCATTGTTTCTAATAGCATTGATGTCATTGTCAGCACTACCTACTCTGTATTCACTCTCTAAAAGTCGAGCTGCAACAAATTGTAAATCTGATGGAACTATAAGCTTTCTAGCTCTAGCTGCAATTTTAAGACCTCTTTCATCAGTCCATTTGCCAATCTGAATGATAGCATCTTCTAAAGATGTTTCATTTAAGTCAGCTGCTGTAACTGGTCTATTAGAGTTCTTACCACCATTTACTAGTGGGTGTCCATCACCGCCTGTAACTCCATCACCACTCGCTGTAAATAGGTTGACCCCATCTCCAGATTGGAAGGAATTAGTAAAGCCGTTATTCAATGGAACTGCTGCTTTTACTTGCTTAGTGTAAGCCATTGCTCTTGCTAATGCTTTGGTATATCTAGCACTTAAAGAAACATAAAGGTTATCCTCCATAGCTTCTTCAGTTACTGCAAATCCCATTGCAATAGTCTCGTGTGTATAACGAGCAACAAAAGATTCTTGAGCAACATCATATGATATAGCTGCACCTTCATCTTTTACTGGAGCTGCACCAAATCCTGAAAGTTTTAGTTCCTCTTCAAATGATCTCTCAGAGTTTTCACTAACATAAATTTGTTCATGCTCATTTTCGTAATTATTGTACTCTTCTCCGAACAGTGCATTTAAGCCTGGTAGAAGTTGTTTTAATTCGTTAGCTCTTGATATAGCTGCCATAATATTCTCCTATTAACCTATGCCTGTTGTGTTAAGCAGTTGATGTCCAACATTAAACATAACTAATACATCAGTTTTAGCGTCACCAATTTCACTATCTGCACCTTCTACGAAGTCGATAATTTTAAGTGGTAAAGTATTTGTTGTATTTGCTGTACTACCATCTACTGCATTTTTACTAATACCAAACTTTGTAGAACCAGCTGTTTGTACAACTGCTACATTTTTCCCTAAATCATCTTGATCTAAAGATTCGTCTGATTGCATCTGCATTACTAAAAATGGATCAGATGCCACATATGCCACGATATCATCTGCTGCTGTTGAAGCAGGATATTGCGGACTATTCCTAAATTCACCAGATACTGGGTCAGTATATGAACACCCTAGGAAAACTCCTATAGGTGTCAATGACGTTGTACCTGTATCTTTTTGAACTGTTGTATTCGGATTATCATCTGCCCACTTTACAAAGTCACCATAAAATATGGCTGTGCCATAATTATTTTTAATTTTATAGTGGCTTATCTTTGCATTGTAAGCACAAGAAACTAACGAACCAACAGGTCTTGCTCCCATCGGAGCTGCTGATGAAGCCATAGCTTCCTCCTTTCAAAAAAAATTGTTAATCTAACAAGACTAAGAATCTCTCCCAAAGGTCGTTTTTGATTTTCTTTCAAATACTTGTTTGGTAGCCATTCTCGAATCTTGATCCTTAAAATATACGTTATCAACAGATTCCATTTGATTTTGAGCCATACTATTAAAATGTTTGTCTCTAGCTTCCGCTTTATCTTTTGGCATCTTGCATAACAACTGCCCACCAATTTCTATATTACCTTTCTCCGCCCATTCAGACTTATAGTCCATCATATGAATATGTAATTCAGGATGGTCTTCCGCCTTACAAGGTATCCAGCCTTCTCTAAATTTTTTAGAGACATTAGGATTATCAGGATTGCCTAATGTAGCAGTTCTGATATATCTAAACACCCAGCCAGGTTGTGGATCAGGGTTAGGTAAATTGGAGGGATTATCCCAACTTTCTACTCGTTGAGCAACCTCTCGGTCTTCTGAAGCCCTAGGGCTACGCACATGATCTGAAGATTCTTGAACTTCTGGTTCTTGAATTTCGTTTACAGTTTTATCAATATTATCGTTCATTATGATTCCTTTAATAATTGTTTTGCGTATTGCTGCGGACTTATACCAAGTTGACGTGCTAACTTAACTTGAGTCCGAGTTAAACGTACATTGCGAGGATTTTTTTCAGCACCAGTGGACCTCGATACAGGTGCGACAACATTAGAGGGTTGTCGTTTCTCTTCTTCTTGTACTTCAATTTGAGCTTCCGCTTCTACTTGAGGTACTCCAAAAAAACTTGGAAATTGTTGTCTCATGGCTTTATCTATTTCACCATAATACTCTGTTGCTTGTGTTGCAGGATTTACTCCACCTGCTTGCAACTTTTGATCTAAATACATAGCAAAAGATGTCATCTCTTTATGTATAGGTTCTGTTCCCATAAACCATGGATTTTTATTTGCCCATGCTTGCATTTCAGGATCAGGTTGTGGTTGTTGTATAACTGGTTGTGTGGCTGCTACTTGTCTTTGCATAGCCTCTGCATAACCTGGAGCCTGTTGTTCTGCTATTGTGGCTTTTGTTAATTCTGCTTGAGCTGCTGCCATAGCATCTGTATCACCATCATCGTATGCTTTTTTATAAGCTGCTTGAGCATTCATCTTTGCATATTGAGCATTGTATAAAGCTTGTTGATTAACAACCTTACCACCTTCTTGTACTAACTTTTGTAATCTTTGATTTTCTTGTAGTAGGGTTTGTGTATTTTTAATTGCTTCTGCTTTTTCTCTTTCAGCTGCTTCTTTAGCTCTACGTTCTTCATGATACTCGTATTTAATTTTACTAATACGTTTACCAGCTCTTTCACTTAAATCAGAAATTTCTTGATCAACAGTATCATCATCAACTGTATCATTTTCAGTTTCTTGTTTAGGTGGTCTTCTATCTTCTTCAGGGGTATCGTCTACTACCTCTACTTCTAAATCAGATGTGTCTTCTTTTTTAATTTCAGTCTTAACACCAAAAAATTTATCTTCACTTGTCTGTGGTGATAGTTTTCCATCATCATCAGCTTTAAACTCAGTTTGAATTGAAGTTTCTACAGATTGCTCACTCATGCTCTAACTACTCCTGTTGGGTCTTCTACTACTGCTTCCACAGTATCATCGTTAATTAAGCGAAACTCTTTTCCATAAATTTTTAAACGAGTGCCAGAATAAGCTCTAAATACTACCCAGTCACCTTTCTTACAATAAGGTCCATTTGGAAATCTACTTTTATCAACATAAGCATCAGGACCAAGCTTTAGCACATATCCACATATGTTGCTAACTTCTTCATCTCTAATAGTACTTGATGCTTTAACAATACCACCATCAGTCTTTTCATCAACTTCAGGCATAGCTATTAAAATACGATATCCAACTGGTTCTGGTAATTGGCTTTTAGTTTTACTATCAACTTTTGGTTCGTTGATAGCTTCTTTTTCTATTTTTACTTTACTCATATCATGCACAACTTTAAGGAAGTTGAGTTCCTATTCTTGTGTATGCTGACTTATCCAGTCTAGCATTTCACGTTCTGCGAGGGCTAAACCCTCTATAATACCGCAGTATCTTTTATAGTCTGGAAAGTCTTTGACGTTGCCAGTCGATATATGATCTGCGTGTTCATTCATTATATCTCTGATTCTAACTTTCAACCACTCAGAAAGTGATTGCTCTTTAATATCAGTTAACATACTAATTGCTATCTTTAACTATATCTTTAGCAATGTCAATACCAGTTTTAAAATCTTCTACTGCTTGCTTTTTGCTAACTTTTTCATTTTCTAGCAATTCGCTTGCAATCTTTGCACCAATTTTAGTGCCTTCAATTTGGGTGTCTGATTCTATTTTTTCTTTTTCTAATTGTAATTCTGCAACTTTAATACTTTGATCAGCTTGTTGTTTTTGAGCAGCTAACTGGAATCTTGCTTGATCACCCATAGCTTTTCTTTGTACTTCAGCTTCTCTTGCAGCAACCTCTCTTTCTTTCATTTGTATTAGAGGGTCCTGTTGCTCTGCTGCTATTCTTCTATCTTCTGCTTCCTGCATAGCTTTTTGTGTTACTCTGCTAGCTGCTTCAGCAACAAGATCAGATATTCTCTTCTCAACATCTGCAGGTATAGGCTCTCCTACTGGTGGTAGAGCTATGCCCATTTCTTCTTCAACTTGTTTTCTAAACTTCATAGTTAAGTGATCATTGATATAAGAAGATGCTGAAGCCAATATAGCTGGAGCATTTGGACTTTGACCTAGAAGTTGTTGTATCTCTGGGTTGTCTTGTGCAGCAGCAACTGTTTGTATATGTGCATCATGGTCTTGGAACTCAAATGCTTTGACTGGTTTATTATTAATTAAGTTTTGTACTGCAGTTACTGGATCAACAGGATCAATCTCAGCTTCTTCAGGAATGACATCATTAACATCTTGTATACCTAAAACATCTAACATCTGTCTATGTAATTCTTTCATGTCATACATTTCAGGTGCTGTTTGTGCTAATTGCATAGCAGCTTGATATTGCATAATCCTTTGTGCCATGGTTGCTGCGTTAGGATCAGATACTGGTAAGACATCTATACGTCTATCAAAATCTGATGCCTTTATTTCTTCTTCTTCACCTGTATCATAGGGATAACTAGGTTCACCAAAGTCAGATATTATATTAACTAAAATATCAAACTCTTTTTTCATAGAGGCATGTAATCTTGCTTGCACTGCACTCATGACTTTCATGTTTCTTTCTAATAAAGCCAAGGTAGTTCCAACTGGTGCCTGACTATTCATGTCACTTACCTTCATGTCAGAAATACTAGCAAACCTTCTTCCCTCTTCCACTATGTTTTGTAATAGCTGATAAAGAGTTGGGGAAGGTTCTTTATAGGGCAGGAAGGTTATAT